TTCTTATATTAAAGGAACAAACGGTACTTCCAATGGAATTGTTCCAATGCTTAAAGTATTTAACGAAACCGCCAGATATGTTGATCAAGGTGGTGGAAAGCGTAAAGGTTCATTTGCAATTTATCTTGAACCTTGGCATGCTGATGTTGAGGATTGGTTAGATCTTCGTAAAAACCATGGTAAAGAAGAGCGTCGTGCTAGAGATCTTTTCTTAGCACTATGGACTCCAGATTTATTTATGGAAAGAGTTGAAGCTGACGCAGATTGGACTCTATTTTGTCCAGCCGAAATTGGTGTTGAACTTTGGGAAATGCACGGTCAAGAATTTAAAGATAATTACGAAAGACTTGAAAGAGAAGGAAAGGGTCGCCGTACAATAAAAGCAAGAGCTCTTTGGCAAAAGGTATTAGAATCTCAAATTGAAACAGGCACACCTTATATTCTTTATAAAGATGCAGCAAATGAGAAATCTAACCAAAAAAATCTAGGTACAATTAAGTCTTCTAACTTATGTACAGAGATTATGGAATACACAAGTAAAGATGAACAAGCTGTTTGTAACTTAGCTTCAATTGCAGTTAATCAATTTATTAAGTTTCCAGAAAAAAGATCTTTAAAACAGCGTAGAGCCCATGCAGAGTACGATCACCAAGCACTATACGATGTTACATATCAAACTACCCTAAATCTTAACAAAGTAATTGATATTAATTTCTATCCAACTCCAGAGACTAAAGCTTCTAATATGAAGCATCGTCCAATTGGAATAGGTATTCAGGGAATGGCAGATACGTTTGCAATTTTAGGTTTACCCTTTACATCAGATGAAGCTAAGAAATTAAATGAAGATATTTTTGAAACAATTTATTTTGCGTCAATGAAAGCTTCAGCAGATCTTGCTAAAAAACTTGGAGCATATGAATCATTTGAAGGAAGCCCATTAAGTGAAGGTAAATTCCAATTTAATCTTTGGGGCTTCGAAGATTCTCAGCTTTCAGGCAGATGGGATTGGTCAGCACTTAGAAAACAAGTTATGAAAACTGGTGCTCGCAATTCTTTATTGTTAGCTCCAATGCCGACTGCATCCACTGCTCAAATCATGGGTAATAATGAAGCGTTTGAAGCATTTACCTCAAACTTGTATACTAGAAGAACCCTTTCTGGAGAATTTGTTATTGTTAACAAACATCTAGTACGAGACCTAGTTGAGTTAGACCTATGGTCAGATAATTTAAAAAATAAAATTATCACTGAAAAGGGATCAATTCAAAATATTGCAGAAATTCCAGTTGAAATTAGAGAAATCTATAAAACTGTATGGGAATTAAAGCAAAGAGAAGTAATTGATATGTCCGCCGACCGTGGTAAATTTATTTGTCAATCTCAATCACTTAACCTTTTTATTAAGGATGCAAATGCTGCAAAATTAACTTCTGCTCATTTTCACTCTTGGAGAAAAGGCCTTAAGACTGGTATGTATTATTTAAGAACAGAATCTGCGGTTGATGCTATTGCTGGTCTTGGAGTAGACTCTGCTGCACTAAAGCAGTCAACTCTATCTACTGAACAAATCCAAAGTGATCTAGTTTGTTCGCTTGATAATCCAGACGATTGCATTGCCTGCTCTTCTTAATAAATAGAATAAAGACCTAATTATTATGCTTAAGAACTTTACTTCCTGGTTAAATGAACAAGATGATCCTCTTGCAGCAGATCCAATGGCAGCAGTCGGCGGTGAAGCCGCTGCACCAGCAGCCCCAGGTGAAAAGTCTCAAATTAGAGCAATTTTAATATCCAATCCAATTGGCACAGCAGATCGACCTGGTGACATGGTAACTAAACAATATAATGAATATGTTTTAGACATGGACCGAGTTAAAGAATGGATTGAAAAGAATGCAAAAGATTCTTCACAAGATATTTTGGATTACTTAAACGGTAAAGACGTTGAAATTAAAGATGCTCATAAGAAATTTACAGCAGCTGTTCAAGCCAATGAATTTGGAAGACCTCAAACTGTAATTGATGTAGATTTTACAAAAGACGGAGAACCAACAACAAAAGATATTAATTTGATATTTTTAGCATAATGGAACTTAGTGAAATTTCTCAAAATGTAACAAACGATATCATTCGACTAATTCAGCAAAGCGCCGGAAAAGTCGGAAGATATCGTTCTTTTGCATTAGAATACACTAAACCTCTCTATTTTGATTTAAAGGTTAATATCAAAATTACCGACACTCTGTTTGGAGCAAGGGATTTATATTTTAAGAATATTCCATCTGAAGTTTTAAAATTTGAAAGATTTGGCCATGCAATAGATGGAGACTCTTTTGGTGGAGATTCAGAAGATGGCGCAGAAATTGAAATTTCAGTTGCAGTTGATCCAACTCAAATAGATTCACAAAAACTAAAGTCTAGACTACTCGATGTAGTTAGACATGAAATTGAACATATTGTTCAAAGAGGTCCGAATTTCTCAGCGGAACATAAAGTTAAAATACCTAGACCAATTACTAGAGAATCTGCAAAGTCAGATTATCGTTATTTTATATTAAGCGATGAAATACCTGCGCAAGTTAGAGGACTCGCTGAAGAAGCTCAGCACTCTGGCCAAACCGTTAAAGAATGCGCAATTGAATACTTAACCCCATTCCTAGAACTAGGATTTATTACCCAGGACCAAATCAATATTGTTCTCAACACCTGGAAAAATTGGGCAATCCAACATAATATCAAATTTGAGTAAAACTTTGGCAGTTTATTGGGTAAAATATCTATAATAAACTTAAAAAACCAAAGTAACAATGGATTTATTCAATTTAAACACCGACGACTTTACCGCCCCTAAAGCAGGCACCGCACGCAAAGTAGACGAAAACCTCTACAATCCTGGACCAGATCAAGCTCAAAATGGAGTTTACCGTTCAGTAATCAGATTTATTCCTTGGATCGGGGATCCAGCTAAGAGTAAGTACAAAAAGTACTATGCTCGAATGACAAACCCTTTGACTGGTGAAAGATTTACAATCGATTGCCCTTCTTCATTAGGAAAATCTTCAATCTTATGGACTCTTGATCTAGAGCTTCGTAAATTAGCAAATGAAGAACCAGAAATTGTAAAAGAGATTCAAAAGAATTTCATGAGAGCTTACAATTACTACTCTCTTGTTTACATTAAGAAAGACCCTCAGTTTCCACAGCTTGAAGGAAAAATTAAAGTGTATAGCTTTGGCTACAACATCGATAATTTGATCCAGCAAGAATTGAGTCCAGAAGCAGAATTGATGAACATCAAGAAAATCAATCCTTACTCAATGTTAGAAGGAAAAGACATGGTACTTGTAGTAAAGCGTAAAACTAAGAGCTGGAGAGATTATTCTTCTTCTAAATTTATGTCAGAAACAAGCCCGCTAATCCTTAAATTAGATGACGGTCGCGAACTTCCAGTAAATGGAGAAGAAAAAGTTCAAACCTACGTAAAAGGATTCTTGGAGAAAAATTCTCCAGATCTAGGTCAATACTTCTACAAAGAATGGTCTGACTCAGATTATGAAAAAGTTGCTGAATTTATTAAGGCAATTATTCCTCACAAATCTATTCTTGATGCAGTTTTAGCAAACACAAGAGATGAGAAAATTAAACCTTATTTCTCAGCAATTAAATCTGCTCAACCTGTAAATCGAGTAGTTGCAGATGATCTAGACTTTGCTGCACCATCTAAACCAATTTCAAATAATGCATTTGACGAGTTTGATTCAGCTCCAGCACCAGTTGCTCCAGCGAAATCTGCTCCATCTAATGACTTTGATGACTTATTGGCAGATCTTTAATCTTAAAATAATTTAAATACATGTCACAAGAACAAGTAAATACTGAGGAAACTCCTCAACCGGACTTACAAAAAACGTACTTATTGTCTACTATTTCTTACACAGATAAAGCAGATTATGATAAGTTTTTGGAAAATTTGTCTCCTGAGCATGCACTAATCGTGTTAATCTCAGCAGCAAATCATGGACAACTTAAGGGAGCATATAATTTGGATGAGGCTGAACTTATTGCAAAAGCAATTCGTAAGATAACTCCATCTGCTTCTCAAAATGAACAACCTGCAGAAGAGGAAGCTCCTAAGAAAGCAAAAACTACTGCTAAAAAAGCTAAATAATGAATATAGTAATTGATGGAAATGCTTTTCTTAACGTATCCGCTTCTATTGTCAAAAACATGTTACAAAAAGACAAAAGAATCGGTGAAAAGTACTTTGTCAATGACTTATTGGATGACAGCAAGTTTATGCTAAAACAGCAAGCTGCTGTAACATTTAGAAATTTTGTTATCAACTACTTCAGCTCCATTGTTTCTCCGTTCAAGGGAAGCGCTGGAGCTGTTTTTTTCGTTTTTGACTCAAAGAGCTGGAGAAAAGAATATATCAAACAATTCTTTATTACAGAAGAGGACAGAAAAGACGATCAATTTGAATACAAGGGTAATCGAAAATACGACGATAAAATCTATCTTTTCTTTGAATTATTTCAAAATGAGATACTATCGGATCTAAAGGAAATGGGAGCAGCGTCTTCTAGAATACTTGGAGCAGAAGGCGATGATTTAATTGCACATATCGTTGATAATTTTGAAGGTGACATTTGTATTTGGTCAGTAGATAAGGATTTAATTCAATTGCTAGAAAGCGGTAAGCGCTCAGTTATATTAGTTACACCAAAAATGATGACTAAAAATAAAAGAGTGTTTGTTGCGCACAAGAAGCAAGAAGAAGCCACAATTGATATTTTTAATTTTGAGTCAGCTGTTGATAATTCTAATATTGACGAACTTCTTAGAGAATTTACTCAAAGAGATTTTGTTAAATATGAAGTAGATCCATCAGAGGAACTTATGTTAAAGGTATTAGGTGGCGATCCATCTGATGCAATTCCTAGAGTCCATCCAAAGATGACAAAGTCTAAGATTGAAGCTGTAATTTCTAAACTTAAAGAAAATGAAGGGGATTGGTCAATCCTTGTTCATAAACTAAGAACCAATGATCCTTATGTAAAGGATATGATTGTTGAAGCTAGTACAAAGGAACTTAAATTAACTACCCAAGAGCTACAGGATCAATTCAGAAAGACCTTAGACTTTAATATTAAGATCATATGTCTTTCAATAGATCATGTCCCTGCGAAGCTCTCTGGTTCAATCCGAGAGTCGTTTGACTTTAACTCTATAAAGAGATTTGACATTAACTCATTTAAAAAATATCATTCTACAAAATGAATTCACCAATAATCCCAATTTATGATCGAGTTGTTATTCAACCCGATGAACAAAATAAAAAAACTGAAACTGGTATAATTCTTCCGCCTGATACCAGAAAGCGTTCCAATAGTGGAACTGTAATTTCAGTAGGCGGCGGAATGGAAAGACCTATTCCATTGGAACCAGGCGATAAAGTAATCTATCAACGCCATGCTGGAATTGATATGCAATGGAATGGCGAAAACTATTTAGTAGTTCTTGCGCATGAAGTTATTGCTAAAATTGTAACAGATTCGGTTCCAACTTTTCTTGAACCAGGGGAAAGATAATATCTAATCTAATTTCATAAAAAAAGCCGCTTTACGCGGCTTTTCTTGTTTATAAAGAGTCTTCTTATTAGAATGAAGGAATAAATCCAGTTGCTTCTGAGGCAAGACCTCCACCAACTCTTGTAATTGTAATACGGTTGATGAATTTGTGAATACCTCTTGGAAAATCTAAGAATACATCGATAATTGCTGAGTTTGCAGATAGTACCTCTGGACCGTTATTAGTCGAATCGAATACCACTGTGTAACTTGCAATACCTTGTGCATTTTTAGCTCTTTCTAAGTAACCTTCTACTAGAGTTTTAATTCTTAAACGAGTGATTTCGTCATTAAAGTCAAACAAGAAGTTGAATAGGATTCTTTCGATATCTTTTTCAATTGTTGAAAGAGCTTCTCTAACGTGAGTATTGTTAAGAGCTGAATTAATTTTTTGATATGCAGTATTATTTGTAAATACCATGATACCAAAACCTCTACGACGAACGATTAAGTTATAACCAGCTGGCTCTAAGTAATCTCTATCTTCTTGAGATAATTCATATTCAACGTTAACAATTTCTGGATCTCCTAAGATACCATTTTTACCAGCTACAATTGAGAATGGTCTTCCAGCTTCAAACTTATTCATAAATGCATTTGCAACATAAGCTGCAGGCGGAACTGATTTGTTTCTACCGTTATCATTTACAATTAAGTTAGGCATAAAGTATGCAGCATAAGATGCCATTGGAACTCCATTAACTTCTTCGTCTACAAATTTAAGAGTTGTAGTTGGATTAAGATCCAAATTACCACCATCTGCAATGTGCTTAGCTGAAACTAATTTTGTAGTCATATCAGAGAATGAAGGCTCAACTGAAAGTTCTAATTGTCTGTAAGATGGTGCATTTAGGATTGCTAAACACTGACCGTTATCTGCAGCAATTTTTGCTAAATAATATTTAGATGAACCAGAGATTTCTCCTTCGTAAGTATCAATGATGTATCTGAAATCTACAGCTTGACCTTCTGCTAAAGTACTTGCAATATTTGTATTTTCATATAACCATCCTAAGATATCTGCTTGACGTGATGCTGTTCCATTAGGAAGTTGAGCATCTCTCATTGTAAATCCGCTTAATTTAACACCTTTAGATGAACCGATATAATTTCTAATTCCTTTGTGGAAAATTATATTTGTATCAACATCAATTCCAATAATTGTTGCATCGCTAGGTACTAAAGTTGTAACTACGAATTTCTTATATGTTTTTGCAGTAGTTGTAGTAAATGCTGGAACTAAAGCTTTTGTAAACGTGTAAGTTCCACCGCTAACTCCTGTAGTTGGTGTAGATAGAGTTAATACTAAACCTACTTTATTTGTTACAGTAGTATTTGGTGCAATACCAGTACCAGAAATTGCGCATCCAATAATAATGTTTGCGTTTGCTGCACTTAGAGTAATACTAGCGGCAGCTGCAATAAATGCATCTACTGCGATTCCACTTTCATTAACTGCCGGTACAGCTGGTGTAACGACTGCAGTTGTTGTAATTTCGTCTGTTCCAGCAACTGAAACAATCTTTAAGAATCTTGAACGACTTGCACCATTTGCTTTAGCTCTAACATAGTGATTAGGCTTTACAAATTCTGCAACATCAGCTAAGTAAGAAGCATTGCTTGCAGTTACGACAGGGGAAGCATTTCCTACTGTTACTGAAGTTGAACTAAGAACCTTCATCTCAATTTTATTAAGAGCAGTTTTAGTTGTTGTAATTTCAGAACCAGAGTTATTTGCAGTAAGTTCAGTTGCAAAATCAAATACTTTCGTAGTTGATGCTGTTCCATGTATATCAAGAGAGATTTTAACAAACGTATCTACTACTGTAATTACTGGGATAGTTGCACTTTGGTTAGTTAAAGCAACGTTATCATAACATTTAATTTTGATATAGCTTTTAGTAACTAAGTTAACTACTTCAGTATAACCTGGCTCAACTTTAATATACTTAGAGGCAGTTGTTCCATTTTGCGTAGTAATAAATCCATTACCAGTTACAATAAAACCATCATACCATGCTTTATAAAGTTGACTACCTTCACGTGCAATAATAATTTGATTACCCGATTCAGTTACCACTCTACAAGAATCACTTGCTCCAGTTGTAACTTCAAATACAGCTGTATTTTTAACAGGAGCTTTATAACCAAGTACATCTAATTTAGCATTAGCGTCTGTGTAATCTCCGGTAAAACCATTATCGATAAAGTAATCTTGGAAATCTGCTGCAATAAGATCCATGTAACCATGTCCAGCTAAATCAATTCTGTGAGAATCCATTGAAGCATTTGCAAATGCAGTTTCAAGATCGATTAATTCAATTTTGTTTTCATCTAGCGCGCAAAATAATTCAGTTTGAGAGAATAATCTATTGAATACTCTATCAATTGAAATGTCTGCACCAGATGCATCTTTAAACTGAGGAATAATTGAACCATTTACTCTTGCGATATTCTTAACTTCTCTTAAGTTTAAGAATCCGTTAATTTTAGACATGATAATACCTCTTTCATTGAAGTAAGTTTTATAAACTGGGTCGTTTGCTAACCTTACGTTATCAGTCCAATCACCTTCTACTGCAATCAACTCGATTAAGTAGTCAGCAACAATATCATCTGGGTGAAGATAACTAGGAATAGTTACTTTATCACCTCCGGTAATTTTATAATATTCTTTAACGGTTACGTCATATCCAGCAACATCAGCTAGCTTTGCCCAAACTGTAACTGGGCGCTTTCCTAAGTTAACAATAGAAAAAATCTTATTGTCATCTTCTGAACTCAACGCGTTATTTTTAGTTCTGTTGAACTGGTCTTCGTCAGCATACCATAATTTCTGTGTGTTAAAGAAGCTAGAAAGTGGTTGCTCGAATGCAGATGCAGTAAAATCTGAATTGAATGATGCAGATTCAGTGTTAAATGTTGCAAATGTTACTTTGTCTAATGTATCGTCAGTTGGCAATACGTTCAAAGCATAAACTGGGCCCTTTCTTAGCGCTACTTCAAGTGTTCTATGGAAATAACTGCCCTTGCTTTCAAGTTTAGTGTCTCTTTCACCATAAACTGCTAGCGCACTGTTTAAGTCGCTTAAAGCCACAACGGTATTAATTGGTCCTCTTTTGCTAGATCCGATAACTAATCGGCCAGTTCCTAGAGGTAATGCAACGTTTTGACTCTCATCGATTTCGACTGTGTAGACGCCACTTGATTTAAAGCGATTGAGATTTAATTTTTGTGCCATTTCGGTCCTACTATTTTTAAGTTATTTATTTAACTTAGGACTCATGATTTTGGTCTAGATTGTCCTTTGCTATCATTATTTATCATCGTAAAGATCTTAGTATATCTAAGACAGTATAAGATTCTACTAAAAATCCAATTACTCAACATGAATGCAATGAAAAGAACTCCAAAACCTCTATCTAGAGGAGAATTAATTAGATTTATTAAGATCGGTGACGTAAAAACTCCCGAATATGGAACTCCAGGATCAGCCGGAATTGACTTTTTTGTTCCAAATGATTTTGAATCAGTTTTTCTTGAACCGGGGGAATCGGTTTTAATCCCAAGCGGCATTCGAGCAAGGCTTCCTCTGCATACAGCCCTTATCGCATTTAATAAAAGCGGTGTTGCTACAAAAAGGAGACTCCAAGTTGGCGCCCAAGTAGTAGATTGCGATTACCAAGGAGAGATTCACCTTCACCACTATAATTGTGGAACAACCGATCAATTAATTTCGCCAGGGGATAAAATAGTTCAGTTTATTCTTACTCCAATTATTAAAGCCAAATTAATTGAATGCCAAAGTGAAGAAGAAGTATTTCCAGCTCAGTCAGAAAGAGGTTCTGGCGGATTTGGTTCCACTGGAACAAATTAATTGGTATATTAACCCAAAGTAAGATAAAAATGATAATAAGCTCAGAATTCAAGCAAGACGATTCTAAATTAGTAGTTTCATATTATGATGAAGCGGGTAATGTTGCATATGCAGTAAAGCATATCCACGATGCAGATCAATTCAATTGGAAATTGACAGGTCGTCCATCAGAATATCGAAATTGGGATAATAAATTTGTTGACAAAAGTAAAAGTAAATGGCTTAGCCGATTCAGAATCGAAGAGCTTATTCAAACCCGTTTTTCTGAAGAAGAGCTTGCTCAAATCTATTCTGATCATAATCCTAAGAAATACTTTCTCGATATCGAGATTCAGTTAACTTCAAACGAGTTCCCTGATCCAGCTAAGGCTGCCATGCCAGTAAACTTAATTTCATTTTGTGGTCCAGATAATGTGACCTACATTTTGTCTACTATGAAAAAGCTCGATGATGCAGCTATTTCTAAAATGGAATCTGAAATCAATGAGTATTTAAGTGCACAAGGTCAAGTATTTACTATTAAGTATATGTTCTTTGAAAAAGAAGAAGACTTAATGGCAACCTTTTTTCATAGAATACTTCCTAAACTTCCTTTTATTACTGGCTGGAATGTAATTGAATTCGACTGGAAATACTTAATTAATCGCTGTAAGCGCCTTAATATCAAACCAATGGAATCTATGGTTTGTGATAAGCTTATCGGTAAAGGTCAATCTCCAGTTCACTTAGGTCTTCTTGATTATCTTGAAGTATTTATGAACCTTAAACCAATTAAAGTTGTTGAAAACTATAAGTTAGATTATATTTCACAATTAGTTCTTGGCGTAAGTAAATTACATCACGAGTATGGATCAATGATGGAAGCTCAGCAAGATGTTGAAAACTTCGTAAAGTATAACGCAATTGACGTTATGCTAGTTAAACTAATTGAAGACAAATTAAGTCTTCTTGATGTAGCATTTGCTATTTCCAAAACTGCACAAGTTGATGTATCAAAAGTCTTTAGTGCAGTGTTTATTACCGAATCCCTAATGTGTCGCCACTTTTTACGTGATGGTAAGAAAATGGCTTCAGATAAAAGAGATCTGGCTGAACAAGTAACATATGAAGGCGCTTATGTAAGTAAACCAGTACCAGGTCACCATAAATATGTTTCGTGCTTTGACTTCTCATCAATGTACCCTAACGTTCAAATCCAGTTCAATATTTCTCCTGATACATACTTAGGTAAAATGAAACCTGGTCATGTTCTTAAAGAAGATGAAATCTATACAAAAAATGGTACCCTTTTTACTAAGAAAAAAGACTCTGCTGCAAGGGTTATTTTAAAGTCGATGTACGATCGTCGTATGAGTATTAAAGGTCACATTACCGAATTAAAACAAGCAGCGAAAAAAGCAGCAAACTAATGCTAAAATGGATAAAAAACAAAATAAACAAATATATGTACGATATTGATGCACTTGCCCAAACTAGAGATTTTATTATGGGCAAAGATTACCAATGGGTAAATACACCAGATGATACTAAAATTTCAACAGTTACTAGAGTAGTTGATGTATTTAGTAGAGGCGGCTTAATGGCCGTAAAACTTGCAGATGGCATGGTTGTTAGTCTAGACGATCTTAACACTAGATTAATGGCGATTATGGATGGACAAGAGCCTTTAACTAAGGCTGAGTGTATGTCTATTCGAGGACCAATTATTGATCCAGTTAAACCAGACACAACTCAAGCGGCAGCTCCAGTACCAGCACAGGTAGTAGTTCAACCTAATCCAAAGTCAGCTGGCATTTTTGAAATGTTTGCCACTGAAGAATCTCTATTGAACTTAAATTTACGAGTTAACCTACCATCATTAAATCTATTAAAGATGATGTATAAAAGCTCACAGAATAAATCAGAATTTTTAACAGAATTAGCAACCCATATAAATAATCAAATAACAGCAGATCATATTAAAGATGCTCTGTTGAAAAAACTTGATTCTAAATAGTGGAGCTAATTATCTTACCAATTGAAGTTTCTGATTCTGAGAAATTGAGAGCAATTTACTGCACTCCAGAAAATGAGCCGATTACAATTAAAATCGATCATGCAAAGGATGCGTCTAATTTTGCAGCAATTAAAAGAATGTATCAGGAGCTGGGGGTAGAAGACTTAGACCAATCTAGAATATTTAAGTTAGGAAAAATAGATAAGGATATTTGTTTTGCAGTTAATATCAGTGGACTAAAACACGATACAGATTTAACAAGAATTCCTTTTTATAAAATAATGCAAGGTGACTATTCCAATTCAAAATTACTTGCAGCCAGCTTCTTAACTATATCATACTTTGCCTAAGATCCTTTATCCCCGACTGTGTAAAAGAAGGGTATAACAAAAGGATTAAATATTTATGGCAAAATCTACATTAGATGCATTCGCAAAGTTTAATGATTTACTTGAAAAGAAAGTAAAATCTAAAATTGAAATTCGTGGCTTCTCCGATATTGAGGAGTATATTCCAACCGGAAATTATCTACTAAATGCCCAAATGTCGGGCTCTCTATTTGGTGGTTATCCAAACACAAGAAGTATTGGAATCGCTGGAGATTCAGGTGCAGGTAAAACGTTTTTATGTTTAAATGCGGTTCGTGAATTACAGAAAAAAGATTACATGGTATTTTACATTGATACTGAAGGTGCAATCGACTCTTCGGATTATGTAAAATTTGGAGTTGACTTAACTAAACTTAAGTATCTTCGTATGGGTCTTATTAGCGAAGTAAAATTCTTCGTTAACGATTTAATTGATACAATCAAAGAAAACCCAGGTCTTAAAATCGCTCTATTTGTTGACTCTGTTGGAATGTTAGATACTGATAAAAGTAAAACTGACATGGACAAGGGTAAAAATGCAGCAGATATGGGTCTTCGTGCAAAGGAGATGCGTTCTCTATTTAAGTCCCTAACACTAGACCTTTCTAATCACAAAGTTCCATTTATTTTTACAAACCATACCTATGCGTCAATGGATCAATATACTCCAAAGGGAATGTCAGGTGGAGGTGGTCCAGAGTTTTCTGCTTCAATTATCTTAATGTTGAGTAAAGGAACTCTTCGCGATGAAAACAAAACAACGACCGGTATTATTGTTCGCAGTAAAACCAAGAAAAATCGTTTAGCACGTCCTCTTGATATTGAATTCCATATTTCATTCCATAAGGGCATGAATCCATTTGTTGGATTGGAACAATATGTAAGTTGGGACACATGTGGAGTTGGCCGTGGGGTTATTGTAACACAAAAGGAATTTGAAAAAATGAAAGCTGACGAGCAGGAAATACTGTCACCATTCGAATTAAATGGAGAGCAGGTTTATTTCTATCCTAAAAAGCTCGGAAAATCTTATATCGTTCGTCATAACGGTGATGCTGTTCCAGTCAAGGAATTTTTCTCATCAAGACTATTTACTGATGAGGTTCTAAAACAACTTGATGAAAAAATTATTAAGCCAACCTTTAAGTTCCCTGAAACTCAGGATGGAATTGATGATATGGAAACAGATGAATTAAACGAAATGACTGAATTTGATGGATCAGAAGATTAATTATAAACTTAAACCAGAGTTACCAATTAAATACGAATTAGGTTTACATAGGGTACTACCAAGCTACCCTACTGAAACAGATTTTGTAGTTGATATTATTCAATATATTATTAAGGTTTGCGAGATAAAAAATAAAGAATTTAATCCTTCTGATTTAAAATTTTCAGCAAAAACCCTTAAGTATGTATTTAATGAGAATGAGGTAACTCATGGATTTAAGGACAAACTCCGAATTGTAATTAAAAATTTAATGGATGCAGAAACTCTTGTTAAAAAGGGAGAATTTTTGTATATTAATAAAGCAGTATTTAACGAACTGTATAACTAAAAAATATGATAGACTTTAAAGAAAATATCGAGTTGCTAGAAAAAGTTATTCTTAACTTTATTCTAATGGATGACAACAATGAGACCCTAATCAGGCCAAAGAACGTGGAGGCCCTTGATATTAGGGAAGTTATTCCAAAAATGAAGACTCAATATTTCAATAACGATGATCTTGGAAATATCTTTAAAGTTGTAAAAAACTATTATAAAGAATATCATAAGATTCCATCGAAAACTGAAATTCGAGAAATGCTTAACTTAACCAGTTATGAAATTTCAGATGACACTTTTAATACTCTACTTGGTGTAAATCTTGGAGAATACAATTATGAGTTCTTAACCAAGTATACAAAATCATTTATCTTAATTAAGAACCTTAATTCATCAATTGTTGATATTTTATCTTTCTTAAAGACGAGTGAAATAAGTCCAGAAAATGTTAATATTATTACAGATCAAGTTAGAACTAAGCTTAATACAAACTTAAATGTTTCCTTTAGTAATGCTGAGTCTGGCTTAAATTTCTTTAATGCAGTCGATCACGTTCAAGTTTCTAAAACTGGAACTCCAACTGGGTTTCCATTCTTTGATAAGACATTAGGTGGAGGTTGGAATCCAAAAACTCTAGTGGTTTTCCAAGGTCGTCCTAAGGTTGGTAAATCAATGGTTCTTTCAAATATTGCAGCTCGTGCATTTATGTCAGGGTGTCAAACTGGTGTTGCAACTTTGGAATTAGCTGATACTAAATATATGAAGCGGTTAGGATCTAATATCTTAAATATTCCATACAATCAATATAATGAGATTACGTCAAAAGATCGTACTCAACTAATTGAAGCCAAAATTGAACAATTTAGACAAAGCGGATCTCAACCTGGAGAACTATGGGTTAAAGAATTTGCAACAGGTAGTGCAACTGCAGTTGATATTGAAAACTACTTTTTAAAAGTTCAAGAAAGCACAGGAAAGCGTCTTCAAGTTGTAGTCGTAGATTATATTAACTTAATGAGACCTATGCGCGAACAAGGAAATACTTATGAGAAAATCAAAGTAATTTCTGAGGAATTACGCGCAGTAGCTCAACGTAATGAATGGACCATTATTACTGCGACTCAAATTAAACGCGATGCAGTAGATGACCAAGATATTGGAATGTCAGATATTGCTGAATCCTTTGGTCTTGTGCACACAGTGGATTCTCTATATGGTCTAATGAGAGGCCCTATGGAAAAAAGAATTAAAATCAAGGTTATTGCTAACCGTGATGAAGGCTACACAGAAAGCTTTAAAATGTATCGAATGTTCTATGATTTCTCTAGACTTGTAGAAGAAACTGATCCAGCAAGCGAATACTACTCTGATGACGATGATATTTCTTCAATTGAAGACGATTTGCGTCAACAATATGCAAACGTCCAAGTTAAACCACAGTTGACAGTTGCTCCTAGTATCAAGCAGTTTGGCGAACACGAAGATATTTTAGGAGATTTATAAAAAAACTACAATATTATGTGGAAGAAAAAAACTAAAGAAGAAGACCTATTCATTAATGAAGGCGATGATTGGTCAGCTTTAGACGGAGAAGATTTTGAAGGATTAGATCAATTTGAAGGTGATGAAGAGGATGAAATTGGACAGGTTGATACTGAATCTATTGATGATGAAGATGAAGCCCGATACCAGCAACACTTAAAATTAAAGAGAGAAGATAAAATCTTTAATAATTCGTGGAATAGCGGAGAAGGCGTTAGCGATGAAATGTATCATAACACTGGAATTAGATTGGATCCAGGTCATACAGATAGCCACCTACTAGATGGCGCATCTTATGATAAGTACATGGATAAAGTTATTATTGAGAGAGATCTAAATAATATTGCAACTAATGATGAAGTACTAATTAAACTAATGAACATTTCAACAGAAGGTCGAAAGTTTACTAAACCTGAACTTAATTTAGCTTTTTCTAGACTATGTGACTTGGTTAGAGAAAATAATAAAACCACCTTTATTGGACCAATTGATGTATTAGATTTTGTTTCAATGATTTCCCAAATGGATTTTAAGCGACTATTCGAATCTCTTGAATATGAACATAAAGAGGTTCTTCTATTGGAACTTAATAACAAATTTGGAATACTAGACGGTAAAGTTAGATTTAAAAAACTATTTTAATGAAGTTAAACAATATAAACAAAATATTCTTAGTAGGCGACTTACACTTAGGAATTAGAAATAATTCAGTCGAGTGGGCCGATATCCAAAAAGACTTTCTTTTGGAAGTTTTGCCAAAGACTGCTCAAGAAAATGGTTTTAACCCAGATACAGATATTCTTATTTTAGAAGGCGATATTTTTCACTCTAGAGAATCAATTAATGTTAGAATACAAAACGATTCTATGGAAATTTTCGAAAAGTTATCTAAAGTATTTAAGAGAGGAATTTTCATTATATTAGGAAACCATGATGTTTATTATAAAGATTCTAACCAAGTTAATTCAGTTAGACACCTTAAACACTTAGCCGAAAATATTCATGTATTTGAAAGTCCAGAAATCTTAACTATTAACGATACTGAAAATTGGTTAATGTTACCTTGGGTTGAAGATACTAAGACGTTAGGTAATTATGTTGCAGATTATGCAAATATGTGTAAGCGAATTGTATGTCATGCAGATATCAAAGGACTAAAGTTTAATCGATGGACTAAAGTTGAACATGGATTAGAAATTACAGCGCTATCCCAGTATGACAGGGTTTACTCTGGTCACATCCATCATAGACAAGAACAAGATAATATATTGTATACTGGAACTCCTTACCAGATGGACAGGGGTGATCGTGGGAACACTAAGGGCTACTATATAATAGATGCTAAAGATAATTATAAAGAAACCTTTATTGAAAACCTGGCATCACCAAACTATGTTAAGTACGATATTTGTGAATTGTTGGATATGAATTTAGATCAATTAAGAAGTTTATTAACCAATAATTTTGTTGATGTTATGATTGAAATTAACCTATCAAACAAAATTCCAATTAGTCAGTTTTTAACAGTTCTAGAACAAGTTAAGTATAGAAAAATTGAATTTTTTACCTATACGAGCGATGCATCAGAGACCCAACCCGCAGATATTTCGTTAGACTTATCAAGCTCTGATAAATTTGATGCATTTGAAATTTTTAAAACTTACTTAAATTCAAAACAATACACTCAAAGTATGAAAAAGGATCTGGTTACCAAATTCTTTGAAATACAAGAAAGAGCAAAACAGGAGAAAGACTATGCTTAATATTGGAATTTCAAATAAAGTAAAAGTTCAAGTAGATCCAAAGGAAGGTTTTCCAAAGATAATTTCAGTTAATCGAATTTTACAAGGAGAACCTATTGAAACAGTTTGTTCACATGATATAACTATTGTCGAAGGATCTATTTTATTTAAGATTTCTAGTGCCTTTGCAAACTGTTTAAAGGGTAATCCAGTTAAGGCCAAGCAAATGGACAAGGAATTAACTGAGCTATTTGATCAAATGCGAACTGAATTATTAGAGTCAGATAAGCTTGTTACACAAGAAGATATTGATAATATTTCAAATAGTGAACGGTTTTCAAATAAACTAAATTCATATAAGTGGATGGACTTTTTAGCAGGTAATGTTTCTCTTTATACAGTATCAGATTACCCTAATGCAGATGTACAATGGAATGATTCTTTGAGTACATGGCAAGTTGTTGCTATTACTGAAATCTTACCAAATCAAATAATTAACCTACCTAAACCAACCGAATAATGAAGATAAAGGAATTTGCATTTAAGAATATTTGTTCATATGGAAATAAGGTACAAACTTTTAAGTTTTCCGAAGATCCCAATTTAATTTTAGTTCAGGGCACAAACGGCTCTGGGAAATCTAGTATTTCTGATGCATTGACAGTATCGATTTATGGAAAGTCTGGTATTAGAAAAATTAAAGAGATTCCAAATCGAATTAATAAAAATGCCTATACTTCAGTTAAATTTGTTGCAAACAATGGAGATGAAGTTGAAATAGAAAGAGGTATTGAGCCAAACTTTTCAAAGATCTTAATTAACGGTAATGACTATAATTTACCAGATAAGAGAAGAGTTGATGAATTTATTGAAGAAGAACTAGTTAAAATTCCATTTAATGTTTTTTCAAATACAATTTCTCTTTCAGTAAATGATTTTAAAAGTTTCGTTAAGTTAAGTCCAGCAGACAAACGCAAAATTATCGATAAAATCTTTGGATTAGACCTAGTTAATGATATGAATCAACTGGTCAAAGAAGATGCAAAAACAGTAAAGGGAAAACAGTCATCGAGCCAAACTGCACTATTAAAAAACCAGCACCTATTAGAACAATCGGTTCAGCAGTTATCTAATTTACAAGAGGACTTAAGTCAAGAAAAAGAACAGCGAATTGTTCAATTAAATGATATTTTGACTAGAGCGTCTGCTAAGCAGGATGAAGTTAAAGGTTCTTATGCAGAGATTAAAACTAAATTAGATTCAGCAAAAAATGATTTAAAGACTGCTAGAGAATCTAAATCTTCTTGCACATTTAATATTGCAGAAATTGATAAAAAGCTTTCAATCTATGCAAAAAATAAGTGTCCACATTGTTTAAGCGACCTTACTGATACAGTTCATATTGGAATTAAACAACAACTTGAAGATAATAAAAATAGATTTCTAGAGGATCTTTCTCCGATCGCAACAAAAATTTCTGAAATTGAGACTAGCTCAAGAGAATTAGAATCTTCTCAGGAAAAATTTAGAAACGATCATGCTAAATTAGCATCCGCTATAGATTCAGCAAAACGCGAATTGGATTCTCTAACTCAATCTCAAGATTCTGAAAAACAAACACAATATCTTCAAAAGATTATTGATCAATTAAATGAAGATATTGAATCTACTAAATTAGAAATCGGTGAACTTGAAAAGGAACTTTCAGTCAACCAAGAGCTTGAAGTAATTCTTTCTGATAATGGAATGAAAAGGATCCTAATGAATCAAATTATTCCACTTCTTAATAAAAATATTTTAAGAACTTCTAAATTACTTGAGTTCAAATTTGCATTTGAGTTTGACTTAGAATTTAATCCAATTATTACTCATCTAGGAATGCAGATTTCTCCAGAGTCTCTGTCGGCTGGAGAACAAAAGAAAATGAATCTAATTGTTCTTTTATGCATATTAGAGTTAATTAAAATGAAAAACAATAAAATTAATTTACTTTTCCTAGATGAGATCTTTTCTTCTTTGGATTCTGTAAGTATTTACAAAGTAGTTGATTTATTAAAAACATTTGCGAAAAAGCATAATATGACAGTATTTGTGATCTCCCATGATCCACTGCCAGAAGAGTTTTTTGACATTAAGTTATTTGTCGAAAACAAAGACCATTTTTCTGATATAAGAGTAAATTAATATAGAACTATGCATACTTACAAAGGAACATCATTTGCGGAAGCTTACCAAAAGTCATTAATTGATTTAATTGACAATGGTGACTTGTGCGAAACAAGAGGAACTACAAGTAGAGAATTATTAAATGTTTCTCTAGAAATCACTGATCCAAGTCAGTGCATGTATACTAATATGGCTAGGTCTACTCAGACTAAATATATTGCAGCTGAATTTTTATGGTACTACGCTGGTCGTAATGATGTAGCATTTATTTCAAAATATGCAAAATTTTGGGAGCAGATTCAAAATCCAAATGGTACAGCCAACTCTGCATATGGCAATCTAATATTTAAACCAAAGTCTCTTGGTGGAATTACTCAATATGAATGGGCAGTTGCGTCCCTAGCTAAAGATAAAGATAGTAGACAGGCAATTCTTCATTTTAATACACCAGAACATCAATATAATGGTAATAAAGATTTCGTTTGCACAATGTATGGAATTTTCCATATTAGACATAATAAACTAAATTTTAGTGTCTATATGAGATCGAATGATGCTATTTGGGGTACACCAACTGATGTTGCATTTTTCTGCTCTCTTCAAATGCAGGCTCTTGCTCACCTTAAAGAATTTTATCCAGAACTAGAACTAGGGACCTATACTCATCATGCAAATTCATACCATGTTTATGATAGACATTACGATCTAGTTAATCGTATGCTGCTTGGAGAATTTGTTCCATCTAGATTACCTTCAATTAAAACAAATCTTGTTTCAATGTCAGGCCACCCTACACAAGAGTTTAATGACATTTTTGAATTTATCGAACATGATCAAGATGATATTTTAATATTACAAGAAAAAGAAGATCTACTAACTTGGATCGTAAATCAATTTGGCGATGATAACTAGATACGACCTTGTATACATGAAAATGGCCTCAGAATGGGGACAATTATCGAATGCTCGTCGTAAAAAAGTTGGAGCGCTCTTAGTTAAGAATAACACTATTATAGCTGATGGTTATAATGGAACCCCATCTGGTTTTGAAAATGAATGTGAAAATCCTTTATTTGATGCAGATGGTAACTTTTTAGACTATGAAACAAAATGGTATGTTTTGCACGCTGAATCTAATGCGTTAGCTAAAGTTGCAAAATCTACTCAATCTTCTGAGGGTTCTACTCTTTATGTTACAATGTCTCCTTGCAGAGAGTGTAGCAAATTAATTCTTCAAGCAGGAATTAAAAGAGTAGTTTATTCGGAATCATACAGAGATTCTGCCGGTCTCGACCTCTTAAAAAAGGCAGGGGTTGATGTAGTTCAGATCCTACCCGAATCTGAATAAAAAATTCCATTCGTATTTTGACAGAAGATATTGCAACCAGAGAATTAACTATTGTTTTTGTAAGAGATTATAAAACATTCGTTGAACACTTTTCTAAAAAATGTAAAAGTGACTACGTTCTTAATATTAATAAGATCGTAAAAGAGAAATTTCAAACTGAAATCTTTATTCCAAATAAAGTTCAGGCATTTTTATTAAATTATGAAATTTCTAAACTTATTGATAAGGTAATTAAAATAAAGAATCAAAAATATTCCAGGCTAATTTATTTAAATACGGAGCTTTCTCCAACTGGTATTTTAAATTCTATTAATTTCCTAAAAACTACATATGGCTGGGTAGAATTTGATTTTACGGTTATTGATCCAGATAAAGAGTTTCAAGCCGTACTAAAAGACATAAAAAAAGGAGGACTATAAAGTTCTCCTTTTTAATTTAAGTTAATTTCTAATTATTCTTCGCTAGCTTTCTTTAATCTTAGAACTCCAGCTTGTGCTTCTTTGTAATCGTTTACGAATTTTACGGCTCTTTTATCAGAATCTTTATCTTTCCAATCACGTAAACTTTCCTTTGTATCTTTTCCGTTGTGATGAGGATATGCAAATACTGTCATATGTCCATCTTTTCTAAAATCGTAAGTTGCATAAGTTTCTTCACCTTCGGCTGATTCGGTAATAGTATCAAAGTCTTCATCTAATTCTTCATCAGATTCGTCCTCTTCTGGCATTTCTGAAACTTTTTGAATTGCAGCTTTAAATATTTCAACGCATTCTTCTTTTTCAATTTCCATCTTTTCGCAAGCGATTTCTAAAATTTCTTTTAGTTCATCACTAAACTCTTCCATAAACATTTCAAGAGCTTCTTCGTCGATTTCTGGAGTTTCTTCTAGATCTGCGTCTTTAATTTCATCAGCTTCTTCTTCGAACATATAGTTTTCAAATTGAGGAACATGACTTTCTTTTACGATTGTAACTCCCATTGCTGGAGGTGTATTTAAAGGCTCTTCGATTTTAACTTTGGCAGCACGGCTTGGCACATCGCTATGAAATGCTTTCCAGTAACCATCATTATTATGGTTTTTACCACCATTTTCAAAGTTAGGGTCTCTTTTTACAATATTAGTCCACTCTTTTAGTGACTTTCTTTTAGATTTATCAAAAGACTCAGTTTCGTTTGGTCCACCGAACGCAGGCGCTTTCATGTCCATAAAACGCTTAAAGTCTTTAACATCATTACTTTTTAGGTTAAAAATATCCATTTGGCTTAGGTTTTAAATTTTTAGAATTGGCCGTTTCGTGTTTCAGTGTAAGTATCAGCAATAAAGTTGAATTTAGCTGTGTAGATTTTGTCATCAGTATAATTCAATGCCATTTCCTCAGTTAAATTATCACCAGTTGCATAAACAAATACTGGAGCAAATGTAAACTCTCTGTAAATGTCTCCGGCTCTGTTGTGAATACCAACATAGATATTAGCACCGTTTGGAGCATAATCTTTTTTAAGACCTTGACGACCAGTCAATGGATCATATACTAAGTTTGCCCATGCTCTAAATTGGTTGTAGATATACATTTCATTTGCATCGTTTAAGTTGACTTCAAATGTAATTGCAAGCTTTGCACCAGTCTCTTTAGGAGCAGCTGCTGCAAAATATCTTTTAGAGAATCTGTATTTCTGTTCAGCAACCGTACCTGTACCTGCTTGTTCTGGTAAGCCGCTAAGTTCTTTTACGTGTTCAACTATTAATGGAGTAATCGCATTATTGTTGATTGATGCAGGTGGTGTAATAATTACCGTAAACTGGTTAAGGTATAACGGTTCAAATAGATTACGACCTACTGCGGAATTTTTAAAATGTGGTAAACCTGCCATTTATATTGGACCTTTTTGTTTATTTATTCATTGATTTATGCTTTATCTCGACGTTCATCTTCCTCCCATTTGGTAAGAAGTTTTCTAAATTCAGCATCTTTTTCTTCTTGTGTCATGGTTTTTGCTCTATCGCTAAACTCCAATTCACTTATTCTACGCTTTAACTCTCTAGCACTAACTTCATTATAAGTTTTTGCAGTTTGAGTTGATGGTAAGGACTCATTACCAGATAATTCTAAATCTAGAGTTGGAATAATTGCAACAATTAGATTACCTGGATAACTTGGATTATCAACTTGAAAATCTTCCAACTTCATATTAAATCCTGCTCCAAATAATTTAGCTAATCCAGTTGAAGCTGGCGTAATAGTGATTGTAAATTTATCAGCGTTTGATACCTTTTCTTCACCTAAATCCTTTAACATATTATTAGACATTAGGTATCTAAATCTAATATTCTTTTCGCCAGAACCTTCTTCAATCATTCGTAATTTATCAGTCTTAATCGTTACGTAATAATTACAGCAATCTTCCTCTGGCTTTTCTTCGGCTACACATTCTTTTTCAACCTCTTCTAGAGTTTTAAATGGGCCAGCCGCAAGCTTTACCTTTCCTTTTTCTTCAATTTGGGTTCCAACTAGAGATTCAGCAGTAGGCTGTTCGGTTCCAGCTTTAACTTCAACTGTATGTATTACTTTAGAATCGTCTTCCATTGTTAAACAATAAAAAAGAGATTCGTTTGGTGCAGGTAAAAGTTTTTGATCTTCTGGCTCAACTTCCTTTGCATATTGAGTTGCATCATATGGAATAGTTGCAGGCAATCCTGGTTTTTGCGTAACTGCTGGTAAACCAGCCTTTTGTGCTACTGCCGGCAAACCTGGCTTTTGAATAGTTGCAACTTCCTTACTTCCTTGAACTGCAGGTAAATTCGATCCACCTGCTGGAAGCTCTAGTGCTTCGTTTTTGGCAGGCTCTTCTTTACCTTTTTTAGAATTAACATGTCCACAAACTACTTTGTGAATTTCTAGAAGTAATTCTCTAATTTTATCAGCTCCAGTGTATTTAACATAAGTTGAGGTACCATGTGCATC